CCGGCCTGGACGTCGGCTGGAAGTACGACACGACGGCGCTCGTCCCGCTCTGGATGCGCGACGCGGAGTTCCGCCTCCTCGGCCAGGCGACGATCCTCGAGCCTCCGCAGGACGGAGGCTTCCTCGCCCCCGCCAAGATCGAGCGGGCGATTATGGAGCTCCACTCCCGAAACCCCCTAGCCCTGGTGGTGATGGATATGACTCGGGCCGAGCAGTTGGCAGACTGGATCGAGAAGGCGACCGGCGCGACGGTCGTCGACCGCACGCAGAGCAACCCCATGGCGGCCCTGGACTACGAGCGCTTCACGGACGCGCTCCGTCTCGGCTGGCTCCGCCATGTCGGGGACGTCGGGCTTACGCGGCACGTCCTGAACGCGATAGCTCGGGCCCTGCCGGGCGGCGACATTCGCTTCGACCGCCCCTCGGAGTCGAGGACGGGCAAGGTCGAGCAGCGCCGGCGCGTGATCGACGCCCTCGTCGCCGCGGCGATGGTCCATACCACGGCCGCAGAGGAGTTCTGCAAGCCCGCCTACCGCACGGCGGGGTTCTAATGGCCGTCTCCTTCCTGCGCCGGCGTCCAGGCGAGAGCGCGGTCGGATCTCCGCTCTGGTGGCTCGAGACGCTCGAGGCCGCCCTCAACAAGCGCCGGCCGCACATGGAGCTCATGGACCGCTACTACCGCGGCGACCATCCTCTCCCGTTCCTGACCAGGACGCACGAGTCCAAGATGCGGACGGAGTTCGCCACGCTCCTGGCCGACTCCCGCTCCAACTTCATGCGGCTCGTGGTCGACGCCGTCGAGGAGCGCCTCGCCGTCGAGGGCTTCCGGCTCTCCGCCGAGGACGATCCGATCTCCGACAAGGAGTCTTGGGCGATCTGGCAGGCGAATCAAATGGACTCGGAGTCGCAGACGGCCCTGCTCGAGAGCCTCGTCAAGGGCGCGAGCTACATCTCCGTCTGGCCCGGCGCCGGCGAGCACCCGGAGATGGCCGTCGAGGATCCGCTACAGACGATCGTGGCCTACGAGGCGGGCTCCAACTACCGGCGGCGGAGCGCGGCCGCGAAGATCTGGCGGGACGAGTGGACGGGCGAGCTCCGGGCGAATGTCTACCTGCCGGACGGGATCTACAAGTACGCCGGCACCGCGGAGCCGACCGCACAGGTGGGGACGGAGCAGGCCCGCCGCGTCGTCGGCGAGGCGCACTCCGCCTGGCGCCCGCTCCCCTCCGACGCCTTCGTCCAGAACCCGCTCGGGGTCGTCCCGATCGTGCCTCTCCGCAATCGCCCCAGGCTCCTCGTCGAGGGCGAGTCCGAGATCGAGGACGTCTACCGGATACAGAATCAGATCAACGCGTTTCTCTTCCTGCTCGCGCTCGCCGGCTACTTCGGCGCGCACCGCCAGCGCTGGGTGGTCGGCCTGGCGATCATGGAGGACGAGCGAGGCAATGCCAAGGAGCCGTTCAACGTCGCGATCGACCGGCTATGGCAGACGGAGAACCCGGACGTGAAGTTCGGCGAGTTCTCGCAGACCTCCCTGGACGGATACATCTCGGCGATCGAGCAGAAGGTTTTGCATATCGCCGTGACGACGAGGACGCCGCGGCACTATCTCGAGCAGGCCGGGCAGAGCCCGAGCGGCGACGCGATCGAGGGAGCGGAGGCAGGGCTTGTCAAGAAGACGGAGCGCAAGCAGGGACCGTTCGGCGAGGGCCTCGAGGAGGCGCTCCGCCTGGCGCGCGCCTTCGCCGGCTCGCCGGCGGCCCCGCCCGACTCCGAGATCGTCTGGCGCGACCCGCGGACGCGCTCCGAGGCCTCCGTCTCGGACGCCGTCATAAAGCAGTACCAGGCGCGGATCATTCCGAGGTCGACGGCGCTCGAGAAGCTCGGCTACTCGCAGACTCAGGTGCGGCAGATCCTCTCCTCGCCGGAGGAGGAGTTCGCCCCGGAGCCCGCTCCGCCGGCGCCGCCGGGCCCGGCGGCGGAGGAGGAGATACCAGCGTGAACGGCGGACGCTCAATCGCCGGTACTCGAGGAGGAGCAGGATGACAGATCCGACGACGCCCGATCCCACCCCGGATCCGGAGCCTACGCCCGAGCCCGAGCCGGCCCCTGCCGGCCCGCAGAGCTTCTCTCAGGCCGACGTCGACCGTATCGTGAGGGAGCGCCTCAAGCGCGAGAGCCAGAAGTACGAGGGCTACGACGAGTTCAAAACGAAGGCGAGCGAGCTTGATGCAATCCGCGACGGAGAGAAGACGGAGCTGGAGAAGGCGCGAGAGCGCGCCGAGGTCCTCGAGCGGGAGACGGCAGAGGCGAAGACGCTCGCGCGAGAGAGCCTGCTCCGGGCCGCCGTGGTAGCAGAGGCCGCGACGCGGAAGGTCGTGGATCCCGAGGCGACGGTCCTGCTGCTCGACCGATCCTCGCTAGAGTACGACGAGAACGGCGCCCCGACGAACGTGGCGTCGGCGATGGACTCACTCCTGGAGGCGAAGCCATACCTCCTCGGAGGCTCACGACCCGCAGGGTCGGCGGACCTGGGTGCTCGCGGAGGAGCGGATGGTCAGCTCGCTCGCGAGGACCTCAAGAACATGAGCCCCGAGCAGATCGTCGAGGCCCAGAAGGCGGGCCGGCTTTCCGACATGGTCGGCGCTCCTTAGCTGAGGAGACGAGATGGCGATTGCCATTCCCGAGTTCATCCCGGAGATTTGGTCAGCGAATATCCTGACGGCGCTCCGGTCGGCCCTGACCTACGGAGGGGCCGGGATCATCAACCGCAACTACGAGGGCGACATCGCGCAGGCCGGCGACACGGTTCACATCACGTCGTTCGCCGATCCCGCCGTCCGCCAGTACACGCCGCGAGTAGACATCACGTGGGACTCGATCGACGCCGACACGCGGGCCCTGCTCATCGACCAGCTCGACTACTTCGCCTTCACGGTGGACGACGTCGAGCGCCGGCAGGCGCTCCCCGGCTTCGTCGAGGAGACCTCTCGCGGAGCGAGCTACAACCTCGCGACGGAGACGGACACGTACCTCTCCGGCCTCATGGAGGCGGACGTCGACGCCGCGAACCAGCTCGGCGCGGTTCCGGTAGCTCAGTCCTCGCCTGGCGAGGCCTACGCCCTGCTCGTCGCCCTGCGCGGCGTGCTCAAGCGGGCGAACGTCCCGGACGTCGGACGCTGGGTGGTCATCCCGCCCGAGCTCTACGGCGTCCTCCTGCTCGACCCTCGCTTCGTCGACGCCTCGCAGAGCGGCTCGACGGAGACCCTCCGGAACGGCTTCGTCGGCCGCGCCGCAGGCTTCGACGTCTACGAGGCCAACACGGTGCCGGAGGCGACGGAGGTCTTCACGATCATCGCCGGCCACCCGATCGCGACGACCTTTGCGGACCAGATCCTCGAGACGGAGGCTATCCGCCTCGAGAATCAGTTCGGAGACGGCGTCCGAGGTCTGCACGTCTACGGGGCCAAGGTCGTTCGGCCGACCGCCCTGGCGACGGCCGAGGTCGAGGTCACGGCGACCTAGATCAATGCGCCAGTTCATCGGCCCTAACGGCGCCCGCTTCAGCCGCTCCGAGCCACTGCCACGGCAGTTGCTCGAGCGGCTCGCGGCGGGCGAGGTAGTCGAGGCGGAGCCCGAGGACGGCAAGGGTCGCCGTCGCGCCTCCCCGAGGCCTGCGGCCGCGCCGGCGCCGCCGCGAGGCGCTCGAGGGGCGAGGCCGCCCTCGACCACGAAGAGACCACCGAGCAGGAGGAAGCCCGATGCCAAGTGAGCAGTACGAGGTCTTCCCCGAGGAGGACGGCTGGGCCTGGCGCCTGCGCGGGGAGGACGGAGAGGTAAGCGACGCGAGCTGGTACGGCTCCAGGACGGAGGCGATCTCCGCCGCCCAGGAGGCCCGCGGCGACGTCGTGACGAAGCTCTACACCGCCGACGGAGCGGAGCACTCGGAGGACCGTCAGCGCGGCTGGCAGAGGATCCTGCTCCTCCGAGCGGACGGCTCGCTTTGCGGCGAGCTCGACCATGAGATCCGCGCCGGCGGGCCTCCGACCTACGTAGACATACACCCGGCCGAGGAGTCCTCGGAGGCGGTGAGCGTCGATGGCTGATTACGTCTTCAACATCAGCAAGGGCCGCGGAGTCGAGCTCTACAACCGAGCGAAGGGGAACGATCCGGCGGCCTCCGCCCTGATCGCAATCCCGCTCTCGGCACAGGGCTCGGAGGCCGAGGCCCAGGACTACGACGACGTCACGGCCGTGCTCGGCGGAACGTCCGACGAGCAGGTCGGCGGCGGCTGGGTTCGGAAGACCTGGACGGACACGCAGCTCGCGGCCTTCCCGGCT